ATGTGGGAGCTGAAGAACTGCTACACGCTGGACGAAGCTCTGAAGCTCTATGCGCTGTACCGCATGGAGCAGGACGTGGAGGCCGGCCGGGTAGAGGATATGGCTAAGGAGGTGAGCTGACCAGCATGACCATAAGAGACATCGGCATTCTGTTTGGCTACAAGGTCGATGAATCCTCTGAGCGAAAGGTAGAAGGCAGCATCAAATCGCTGAAGTCGATGGCCTCCAAGGTTCTCGGCGCGGTTGGCATTACGCTGTCCGTGGCCGGTGCCAAGAAAGCCATTGACGGCTGCGTAGAAGTTGCATCCTCCGTTGAAGAAATGGAGAATAAGTTCAACGTGGTCTTCGGCGATATGCGGAATGAAGTCAATAAATGGGCGCAGGAATACTCCGATGCCATTGGCCGCAACAAAAACGACATCAAGACCTACCTTGCCGATCAGCAGAACTTGCTGGTCGGCTTTGGTATGACCCGCCAAGCTGGCGCTGAAATGGCCGAGCAGATGACCTCGCTGGCCCTCGACCTTGCCTCGTTTGGTAACATGGACGAAACAGCGTCCGTAAACGCCATGACGAAGGCTGTCATGGGTGAGTCTGAAGCCGCCAAGACGCTGGGTGCGGTCCTGAACGACAGCACCAGAGCGCAGGCGATGGCTACGCTGGGCCTGAAGGGAACCTACGATAAGCTAGACCAGCTCACGAAGATGCAGGTCAACTATCAGGCTATTCTCCAGCAAAGCCCGGATGCCATTGGCGACTGCCAGCGCAGCCTCGACAGCTACGAAAGCACCAAAAAGCGGTACATCGCCAAGCTGAAGGAAATCAAAACGATAGTCGGCCAGTTCTTCCTACCGACCTATCAGAAGATTCTGGGCATTGGAGCAAAGGGTCTGACGATGATTCGTGACTGGCTCCAGAAGCTCACCGACCTTACGGATAAGCTGGGCGGCTCACAGCGTGTGCTGTCTGTTCTGGCTGCGGCGTTCACGGCCATGCTCGTGGCGATGAACCTCAAGAAAATCGGAGCGGCCATAACCGGCTTTACGAAGCTGGCACGGGCAATAGGGCTGGGCCACGGAAAGGCGCTGGCCTTTTTTGCGGTCTTCCTGTTGCTGGCCCTCGTGATTGAGGACTTCATCTCGTTCATGCGGGGCGACAAAAGCCTGCTCGGAACCATGCTCGAACGAGCTGGCGTAGACTGCGAAAAGCTGCGCCAGAACATCGTCGGAGTATGGACGAAGATCAAGCAGGCCATCGGCTACATCGGCGAAGGCATCCGTAATGTGGTTGTTCCCATATTTGAGGGCATCCGAACTGCGGCGGTGGTGGCGTTTGAGGAGATACAGCAAGCCGTAGCCAAGGTAGCCCCCGGTATCGCTCAGTTCTTCAAGGAATTGTCGAGCGGGAAGGTTGATAAGAAAAAATGGACAGACATCGGTGAATCCATCGGCAGAATTGCCGTGGGCGTGGTGGCTGTCATAGCCGCTGTCAAGGGCATCTCGGCTATCTTTGGCGTGATTACAACCGTTATTTCTGTTGTGAAAGCGGTCATTTCCGTTATTAAGCTGGCCTTTGTTGTTGTAAAGAGCATCATCACCGTTATTAAGGTGGTCGGTGCGGTAATCTCTGTTCTTGCCAGCGCCTTCGGCCCGGTCATTCTGGCAATCGCCGCTGCAATCGCAATCGGCGTTTTGCTGTGGAAGAACTGGGACAAGATTCGTGAGGCAGCAGGCAATCTGCTGGAAGGCATCAAGGCTACGATTGGCAACGTCCGCGATGCCATTGTGACGGGCATCCAAGCGGCCATCGACTGGATAACATCTCTCCCGGCTGAAGCCCTGAAGTGGGGCTCCGACATCATCGACGGCATCGTATCAGGCATCCAGTCTGCGGTAGGTCGTGTAGGCGAGGCTGTAAAAGGCGTAGCCGATAAGATCAAGTCGTTCCTCGGCTTCTCGGAGCCGGAGGATGGCCCCCTGAGCGACTTCCACACCTATATGCCGGACATGATCGACCTGATGGCATCGGGCATCACTTCCGGCAAGAAGAAGGTGAAGGATGCACTGGAAGGCATGACCGGCGAAATGTCGGTCATCGCCAAGGCCAATGTGGTTTCCAAAGCTACCGGGCGGGGCGCAACCGGCAGAACGACCGGTGGACGCACTGTGACCCAGAACGTAAACATCAACAACCAGTTCAACGGCGACCGCGCCGGGCAGCAAAAGAGTTCTGAGGCTATGGATAAGGCCGCAGGCGATGCTACCGGCGAGATGGCCCGTGCGCTGGCATTTGCAAAGTAGGTGAGAGTACATGGCAAGAGCAAAACAGCCCGTCAGCGTCGATGACATCGAGTTTGATGCCCTGATCGACTCCGAAGAAGGCTATGAAGCGGATGTGCCTGAGTACCCGACCGAAAAGGGCTTCAGTGTAAGCGACGCCATCGTGCTGAAAGCCGACACCCTGAACATGACGCTCTATGTGACCGATACGCCGGTGACATGGCGGAAACGTACAGGCTCCGGCCCCGGAAAAACGGAGGGCGTTGTTCGTCGGCTGAAGGACCTGTATTTCGCCAAGAAGATTCTCGAAGTCACGACCACTGACTGCGTGTATTCCAACATGGTGATTACAAGCATGAACATCAAGAAGTCTGTGGAGGTCGGCTACGCCCGTGAGATTCCGATAGCCTTCAAGAAGATCGAGGTGACGGAAACAGCCACCGCAGAAATACCGGCCAGCTACGGCAAGTCGGGTAAAACAGGGAAAGCCGCTGGAAAAGCAAGCACAACCGCCGCAAGCACGGCGGGAAGCAGCTCATCCAGCGGTTCTTCGTCTGGTTCGTCCAGCTCCAGCAGGAGTTCTGTTCTCTATAACGCTGCCAGCAGCTTCGGCTTGCTGGGATAAGGAGGACGTTCGTGGACTACTTCGTCATCGAAGTCCCGGACATGAACGACAGCGTTGTCAAAGTTTCCCTCCAAAGCAGGCTGTATCAACTGCGATTCACATGGAATGACACCGGCGGCTACTGGATGCTCGGAGTGATGGATTCACTCGGAACGCCACTGCTGCTCGGTGTCAAGATGGTCCCGCAGTTTCCGCTCAATCTGCTGTTCGGCCGGGATGATATGCCCAGCGGCATCTTCGCTGTCCTGACCGAAAAGGAGAGCGTCGGTCGGCAGGATTTTGCCGATGGGACGGCTCGTTTTGTGTTTGTCCCGGCATGATGCTGGAACAAATCATCCAGTAAAATCAATTCTCATTTTGAACAAATCTTCGATGGCGGGTTTGACAATTCGTTCTCAGAAGGTTCCAGACAAATTTCCATATACTTTTACTGGTAAAGTCAGGGTTTAATCAGAGGCTTTTCAGAGGTTTTGGGATGAATGTCGCTCAAAATCGCCGATTTTACACAGAATCCGTTGGATTGTCCGCCGGACAGTCCTCGGACTGACCAAAACGGGAAACTTTCGCAAAACGCTCATATCATTGGTCACTTTCATTGCATTACCAGAACGGTAAGTTAGAATGAAGATGTGAACCGGGCAAACAAAAAAGAACCAGCGGCTCGCCCTCACAAAGCACCGCTGGTTCCTATCTCATGCCCGGAACGATACGAAGAAGTTCCGTTGATACGATTATATCATACCAGCGGACTTCTTGCAAGACAAAGGAGTGTGCTGATATGAGTGCTATGGACCTTGAGCGTGAGGTCATCCGTATGGGCGATGTCGGTGTCGCTATCGACATGGTGGACAGCAACCTTGCGGATGGCAAGCTGGAGCAGGCTGAACGTGCCGTTGTGATTCTCCGGGAAATCTTCAAAGCCCGCAATGACGGGCTGCGGAACAGCTTCTACGGAGGTGGGCGGAATGCGTGACAACTGCGTGATTTTCACGACACCGGAACGTCAGGAACTCCGGGTCGTGTTTGACCCGGACGGAACCCCGTTCTTCTGCGGGCCTGATCTCGCTGCGATTGCCGGGTATGAGCAGCCGAGGAAAGCCGTCACCGGCGGCAACAAGGGAGTGAACCGTATCGACTCCGTGCTGCGGAAGGTGCCTTGGGACAACGGGATGCGGAAAGGTCGCTGCGAGTTCACCTGCTTCAGTGCTGAGAACGCCGTGAAGCTCCTGTGCCGCAGACCGGCTCCGTATGCGGCGATTCGCTGGCTGGAAGACGAAGTGATACCGAAAACGCAGGAAATGGGAGAGGAAGTCGCCAGAACGTATCCGGCATGGAATAAAAAGCCGGCACAGCAAGAACCGACGGAACTTCCCCAAAGTCTCAAGCCGGAACCCGAAGCCTTTAAGCGGGAACCGATGCAAGCAGGTGGAGGGGCGCTCATTGAGCGTCTGGACAATATCATTTTGGAATGCGTTTTGCTGAAGAAGGAACTCAGCAAGGCGAAGTAAGAGGAAACCTTCAGGGCTGCGGAAACGCGGCCTTTTTTGTTGCCATCGAAAGGGGAGAATGCCGTGAAGAATTTCGACAGGCAGTACCGGCTGGCGGCGGG